CCTCGAGGCTTTCGTCGCTGAAAGTGAGTGTCGCGAATTTGTCCGTAGGATTTCTTCGTATTTCCTCGTTTAGCCTTACACGCCATTCGTTGGCTTTCTGTTTTCTGCATTCCGAGCATTTCCCGCATGCTGCGGGGATGACTAATACATGTCGATTCGGTGCTTCTGGCACGAACCCTCCATTCTTTCTGTTTGGCCGATATTTTGGATTTGGCAGTATTTTGGTATGTAGACACATTCCTCGATCCGTTTTACCCCGTCAAAACGGGAGAGGGCCTACCCGCCAGGCGAAGCCGAATAGGCGGGTAATGGAAATCCTCTTTGTTGTTACCAGAAACGGAGAGGAAAGCCTGGCTTTCCTCCCCTAAAATACTATTCTTTGCGATTGACTGTTGTCGTAAATGATTCTCCCTTGAATTCTCCGTATTCGTTGTAGTTTTTTGTCGATGTAATTGTCGTACTTTTCCCTTTGAGTTTTTTGGCTGCTTCTTTGGCTGCCGTCATTCCATTTTTGACCAGTGCGCCCGCTCCGATTGTTCCCGCTACGGCCCCGGTTACTCCGATGCCTAATTCTATCCATTGTTTGGCCGTCATTTTCACACCGTATTTGTGTTCGATGTCCATGCGGTCGGTTTCTGATTTTAGTTTTGTAGCTGCTGCTACGATTGCTTGGCTGTCTGCGTTTTTGATTGCTACTTCCAGTTCTTTCCAATATCCTTTTGCTTTTTCATTAGCAAGTGCTGCTTCTGCTGCCAGACATACTTTACGTTGCTCTTCGGTTCCGGTTTCTGCGATTACTTTTAGTACGCTTGCAGCTTTTGATGCGGTTCCGATTGCCTTGCTGATGATTTCGTAATTTCCGTACATGTCTTCTGTTGCGCGTAATTCTCCGTCTTCGCTTGGCGTCGTCACGTCTTCGAATTGCTTTCTCAGGTTTTCTATCCAGCTTAGCCTGCCTTCCCAGAATTCTCTGTGTGCTTTTGCGTTTCTGAGCGTATTTTCTGTTTCTGTTAGCGCTTCGGTGTATAGCGCTTCTTTTCCGGCCCTGTCTGCTTCTTTTTCTTTTAGCTCGATTTCCGCGTCTTTCAGTTGGATATCTTTTGCCATCGATGCCTGTTGTAATGCCAGTGCTTTTCGCTGGTTTTCTATCTCCATCAGTGCTGCTGCGTTTGTTGCTTGTCCTGCTATTGCTCCACCGGTGTCTGCTTTTGGTGCCCCTGACATTGCGCCTGCGCCTCCGCCGCTTCCGTTTCCGCCGTACATTAGTCCTACCGATAGGCCTGCTTCTTCCATTTGTTTTACCATTGCTTTGTAGCTTTGGTCTTCGTATGATCTATTGTACATTGCCAGTTGTCGCTCGTAGGCATTTTCGGCCGCTTTCTCGCCGTATTCGTAGTTGAGTTCGGCTGCCTGTTCATTGAGTTCCTTTTGTGCGTTCTTTTGGGCCTCTATGGCCTTTCTCTGTCTTTTGGCTGCTCCGATACTCCCTAATAATCCCAATCCGGTGCCTATCACTCCGGAAATTCCGGTGCTTATTGCACTTTCTTTGATTTTACCCCAGTCCATAGTTTAAATGTTTGATTTGTCCACTTTGATTTCTCTTGAAACTCCTTTTTTCGATCGTTTTTCTAAAAAACGACAAAGTATACCTATACTTGTTATATTAGTATAATCGTCTACCACTGCGTTTCTGTTCAAAAAGGTCGAATTTTTCGGATTTCGTGTCATTCTTTCGCAGACTCTATTTTCCTACTAAATCCGACCTTTGAAGTAGCGATTTATACTTCTGCCTTTCGGCTATCGAGTTTCATCTGTTTCATTTCCTTTTGTTGCTCCTCCTTTCACTGTTTCTCCCTCTGTCGTTTCTCCTTCTGTTGTGTTGTTTAGGTCAGAGTATGACAGTTGGATTCCTTTTTCGAGTGTCTCCATTGCCTCTCTTGCGATTTCGAATCGGTCGGTTCGGATATCATATTCAGGTTTCACTCCGTCTTTCTTTTCTGTGTAGGCTATCGCCCACGTTTTTCCGTCTCCTTCTTCTTCGTCGACTTTTCCGCCTTTCATTTTCCGCCGAAGCTTTACTTCGAGCGGTTCGGCTTCGTATTGTGTTCGAATTACGATTGTTGATCGTCCGATTCCTTTGATGGGCTTTCGTACCATAGTTGTTCGATTTGTTTGTTTTTTTCAGTAAGATCTGCTTGTCGATTTTGAGTAAGTCTCGTTTTTTGTCCTACAAGTTTGGAATTTGTTTTGCCGACATTACGCGACGAGCTGTTACGTTGAATGCAATTTGACTCCACAGGTTTTTTGCTGACAGTTTTGCGTTTGCAAATGCTACATTGAACTTTACCGGATCAATGTAGGTCGTAATGTCTGTGACGCCCATTTCTTCGTTTGAAAAATTGTATGATCTATTGAACGCCATCCAATCCAACGCTCCGCCTACCGAGAAATCTCCGAATGTTTCGTTTGTATCCGTCATGTATTCTTGCCATGATACTTGTTTTCCGGCGCCCCTGTAGTTTATTATTCCTGCTGAGCTGATTTGCGTATCCAGTGCGCAAATCTCGTCTGTGATGAGTTCCTGGAATCCGATTGCATCGAGGTTTGGTTTGTGCAGGTCATCCATTGTTTCCAGTCGTGTCCACCATTTGTTTCCTTGGGAGTAATCGATTCTTGGTACGTAGCTACTTAGAGCCATAATGAGTGACGGCTCTTCGCATTTGATTCGGAGGCTTCGTCCGCCTTTTTTGTTGGTTTCTACACCTCGTCCTGCCAGTGTTCCCAGCGGTTCATCTCCTGAGCTGCTGTTGCTTACTACCTCCGAGAAAACGATTTCATAGCTTGCTCCGCCCATGTAGATGGGGCTTTCTGTCATTCTTGCGACTCTTACTCCGTATACGGCTTCTTGCCAGTCGTTGTATGATCCGCCGCTTATGGCTACCCTGTTCAGCATGTCGAAAATCTTCTTCTGCATGATCAGTGCGTCCATCGATAGTTTGTTGTCTACGATCTGAATTGCTGTGATTTCGTTGATTCCGTTGGTACCATCAATCCATTCCGTTGACAACCAGTTGTTGAATCGGTCGGATAGGTAGGTTCTTACTCCCAGTCCTGCTTGATTGAACCAGCTTCCGTTTCCTTGGAATGGATCAGGTTGTCCGTCTTCGTTTTTGTTGTCGTTTTGTGTGCTTCCTACTGAGTAGACGTAGGGATCCGTTCCGATGTCGTAGTTTACGCTTACTGGTGTTGTGTATTCTGTTGCTTTTGACAGAATTTTCAGTCTTGCGTCGTCGATGTTTGAGAGATCGAACTGATTCAGTTTTATTCCCGACCTTGATATCGTTATTCCCGGTTTTGTATTGAGGACATACAGATTATTTGTCCAGTCTTTGTTTTCGGGTACTGGTTTTGCATACAATACTCCTGCTCCCATGTATTGGTATACCCATGCTCCTTGGGTGTATTTTGTGTAAGGTTTGGCTTCGGTTTGATCAGCGCCTTGGTAGAGTACTACCTGTTCTTTGAAGATTTTGATTGCTTCCTTTTCGTTTTCCGCATCTGTTTGGATTCGGATTGCTGCGATTGGTGTTGAATCCACTCGTTGTGCTCTGCTCCATGTTCCGCCTATCATATTGAACGACTGGTAGATGTGATTTATAAATTCACTGCTTACCAGCGTCATGCTTGTGAATCCTACCGCAGCGCCTCCGATGACGTATCCAACACCTTCTTGTTTGTTTGCGTAGTAGTTTTTGTAGATATCCCAGTACGCCAGAAGGAATAGTGCTTGCGTTGTCCTCTGTACGGCTCCTCTTTTTCCGCTTACCAGTTTTTGATTCGAATTTCCTATTTGTCGCATTCCGAGGTATGCGACAAGTGAATCTTGAGAGATTTGTTGCCAATTCACATCTACGTCCAGATTGGCGTTTGGCCCCATACTGCTGAGTTCGTATGTTGGGAATTTTACCTCTTTCATGTTGAGACCAATTCCTAACATGTTGTTGTGTAGCGCTCCAATGTAAAGTCTCATTGGAATTACAAACACATCGATTTGGTGCTTCATCGAGGCGAAGATTGGTCCGTTTGTTGGTAATGTTCTTGTTTTTGCCTCTAAGTCGACATAGAATGTTGTTCCTGTTGTTCCGATTTGGCACCATGCTGGCACGATTGTGCCGATCGCTTGATCGGTGCGCATAATCTTCGATACATTGTGACTGCTTCGTCCGAATCCGTGCAGTTCTTGTGTCATTTTGCGGCCCGCTCCTAGTCGGTCGCCGCCGAGTGTTTTCTTGATCATTGACATGGTTGTTTGCTTTTTGGCGGTTTACTATTTTTTGATTTCCAATTTCGTTTTGATCATTTTCTGGTTCATCATAATCCACATAGTGGTTGCCCACAGCAGCGGCCAGGGTTTTTCTTTGATGTATGCCTCCGCCTCTTCGATTGTGTTGAATTTTCTGGCCGATATGATGTCCACTCCTAGGACGATGACATATTTCTCTTCGCGTTTGACGATTGCGAATGGCGTGCCGTCAACGCTCATATACGATTGTCCGCTGTCAGAAGAGTCTAAGTTGCTTTGCGGCTCTCCCGTGAATTTGGACTCGGACGATTGTGTGGAGTCGTTTTTGATTGTTGAGTTGCTCCCATTGTTTGATTGTTTCTTTTTTACTGTACTCATAGCATTCGATTTGTTGATGATCATATATTACTCCGTCTTGATCTACATAGCATGTTGGCATGTAGTAGGTTTTACTTTTTGATTGTTTGGCCCCATTGTTCATACTTGATGATAATGCTGTCTCCTGTTGCTGTATTGTAGGCTGACTGCACTACTTTGTGGTTTACACTACATCCCGTCGTTCCGAATAGCATTGCTGCTATTGCAGCCGCTGCCGCCACCAATGCCAGCGCTTTCCCATACGGCGATAAGTTCTTCATCCATTCCCAGATTTTGTTCCATTCCATAGCTTTTGAGTTTTAATTTGATTTTTTCGGTTTGAGCTTCGAGTATCCAAAGCTCGTTTGTTTTTTCCCTTTTTGCAATTTCAAGTTTAATCCATGTGCGTTTTAATTGACTGATTATTTGCTCGCGTGTCATAATGTTATTTTTTTAGGGTTTGTCGCAAATATAATCTATTTTTTCATCTAATGCAAATTTACCTCCCTTCTTTGCGTATATTTCCTTTCTCCATGGCTGCCTTGGATACCCGTCTCGCTCGTCCATTTTCCGCATATATTCTTCTGCCTTACAGAGACTTTTCTGCCCTTCACGTGTGCTAATGTCGTAGGCTATTTTGCCCTTGTATATTATTTCCTTATCGATTTTGTAGCACCATAGCTTTTCCCTTTCTTCTTCCGTGTAGAGCTTGTTTCGGTAGTATATTGGCATTGCCATTATTAGGCCGGATGGAGTTTTGTATCGTTCATCGGTTTTGTCTTCTCTGAACTCGTTGCGTTTCGCGTCAATACGTTTTTCGTATCCGGCCCCGATGCCTTTACTGGTAAATATTTTCCCCATGAAACCCGGATGTGTAGGATCGATTTTCGTCACATATTTGACAATGTAATTTATACTTTTTTCATTCACGTATTCTCCCAAATCT